ACACACGATATCAATAACTAATCCAAGATATATTAGATAATGGAGTGGAAAAGAAAGATAGAACTGGTACTGGTACTATTTCAGTATTTGGTAGACAAATCCGTCATAAAATGAGTGAGGGGTTTCCATTACTCACAACAAAGAAAATGCATTGGAAATCAATTGTAACTGAGTTACTTTGGTTTTTAAGAGGAGAAACAAATATTAAATACCTTGTTGATAATGACTGTCATATTTGGGTAGGAGATTGCTTTTCTAATTATATGAAGGAATATGAAAAATATAAACAATCTCAAGAAAATGTTGAGAAGGAATGTTAAATTTGGAATCTTCATATATTTATAATAAAATAATATTATGAGTATAGGAATTTATAAAATAACATCACCAAGTGATAAAATTTATATTGGACAATCAACTAATCTTGAAAAAAGAAAAGATGATTATATAAAACTTAGATGTGATAAACAATATAAATTATATAATTCACTTCAAAAACATGGTTGGGAACAACATATATTTGAAATTATAGAAGAATGTAGTTTAGACCAATTAAATGAAAAAGAAATATATTGGGGGTTATATTATGACGTTTTAGGAGAAAATGGTTTAAATTTAAGATTAGGAGATGCGAATGGGTTATGTAGTGAAGAAACTAAAAAGAAAATAGGTTTATCTAATTCGGGGCCTAAACCTGAAGGGTTTAATCAAAAATTAAGTAAATCTGTTTTACAATTTGATAAACAAGGTAATTTAATAGCCGAATACACTTCATATAACAACGCTGTTAAAGTTACAGGTTTACGTTTAGCTGAAGTTTTAAGAGGGGCTGTTAAAACCGCAGGCGGATATATTTTTAAATATAAAGATGAATGGGATGGAAACCCACCAACAATAAAACCTCATGGTACATTAGGCAAACAACAACCCTTTAAAGGTAGAATTAGCCCAACTAAAGGTAAATCTATAAATAAAAAACCTAAAACAGAAAAATTTAAAAATAAATTGAGCAAACCAGTATTACAATTAGATTTAGAAGATAATATTATTAAAGAATTTAAATCACAAACAGAAGTAAAACAATCATTAAATATAAACCCCCAGAATGTTTTAAGAGGAAAAACTAAAACAGCCGGTGGTTATAAATGGAAATATAAAAATTAAAAGTTATGAAATTTAAAAAAGAAGATTTACATGAAAATGGTAGACCATTCACTCAAGAAGAATTCATCAACAAAATCAAAACAGATGATGAGTTTGCTAAGAAGTGGGGTGATTTGGGACCAATTTATGGTAAGCAGTGGAGAAAATGGGAAGTAAATGAACCCAAAGAAATTTTAAGAACTGAAAATGTTACTTGGCCTTATGAACCAAACCCACACACATACCAACAAAGGGTAGGTACGTTCAAGATAAAACAAATAGACCAAATCGCAAACCTAATCAACGACCTTAAAACAAACCCAGACTCAAGACGACTAATGGTTTCTGCTTGGAATGTAGGTGAATTAGACCAAATGGTTCTTCCACCTTGTCATTATTCATGGCAAGTTTATACAAGAGAGTTGAGTTTTAATGAGAGAATAAAACAGATTGTTAATTCTTTAAAATCAAACGCCCCATTGTTGATGGAGGAAGATGAAAAAACAATCGAATGGTTAAACAATAATAATGTACCAACCAGAGCAATCTCTTTAATGTGGAATCAACGTTCAGTAGATACATTCTTAGGTTTACCATTCAACATTGCTAGTTACGGATTACTACTTGAAATCATTGCTAAAGAAGTTAATATGGTACCTGATGAATTGATTGGTAATTTAGGTGATGTACACTTGTATAGTAACCACGTTGAACAGGCTAAGGAACAAATTGGTAGAGAATTGACAATTGAAGAAAGAGTTGGTCTAATTCCAAAAGGGGTACTAAGTCAAGAGTCGGTTGAATATTTCAATTTGAATAAACGTATTAATACTGAAATAATGGTAGCTTTAGCTAAATATTTTATCAGACCTAATTTACATACAAGAGAGCCATATCCATTACCAACATTAAAAATTGAAGATGGATTTGATATAGTATCTGGTTTAGATGATATCTATGAGATAAATTCATTTACATTGGAAAACTATCAATCGCACCCAACAATTAAAGCACCTTTATCAAATTGATACATATTTATTAATATGGTAGCATTTCTTATTCTATTACTCATAATAATCCCTTTATCCATACGTTGGGTTAAAAGTATAGATTATATGAAACAAAACCATCCTGATTATAAAGGATTAGATTTGTTTGATGAAGAGGATAAAAACATGGTATGATAAAATTAGTTGATTTACTAAGAGAAAACATAGAAAGCAATATTGTCAATGATGCCAAAACCTTATCTAAAGCTGATTTTTTAGAAAAATATTCTGCTGAATTTAAAGAATTTGGCACTTATGAACCTCATGGTTATATTTTAATAAACAATAACCAACCCTACATTAGATTAAATGATGAAACCATAGAGGTAACCCCATCAGAATACGATAATTGGAATCAATTAAAACTTAAACAAGAATACGATACTAGCAAACCCGTACTATTAAAATACACAGCCGAGTATAATGATGCTCAAGTTGTAGACGGACACCACAGAGTAAAATACATAATAGACAAAGATATTAATGGAGAGTTAGGTTATGTTTTAGACGATGAATCATTAGAAAATTTTTGGAATACTTTCAATTAAATATAAAATGCCAACAACACTATACACTGAAGCAGAAATAAAAACCATAGTTAAACAAGTAGCAGAACAAATTAAAGAACATAAACACGAACAACCTCCTGTGTTAGTTTGTGTATTAAATGGTGCCTTTATATTTTTTGCCGATTTAGTTAGAGAAATAGGAGACTGCGAAATAGATTTTATTAGAGTAAAATCATACGAAGGAATTACCCAAGGTGATCTTAAAATTACAAAACCAGTTGAAATCTCTATCTGCGATAGAGATGTATTCATAGTAGACGACATATACGATTCAGGCAACACTATGAATTATATAATGAAAAAACTCGCAATCGAACGCCCTAAATCACTCATTCCCGTAACTTTATTTAAGCGTTATTCATCTGATACTCCTGAAAATTTAATTTTTGGACATATGATTAAAGATGAAGCTTGGTTGTATGGGTATGGTTTAGATGGGGAAAACGGAATGTATCGAAATCTAAAAGAAATAAAAGGGACACACGTTGAAGTTGATTAAAATTTGGATTTCCAAATAAAGGTTATTATATTAAATCAAAATAAGTTATATGCAAGAAATAGAAAACACACGACGCAAACAATATCAAGATATTGAATGCGTGCCAATGGGATATGCTAATGGTGTTGCACCTGGTTTCCCATTTACAGATAGAGAAAAAGATAAAATGATTGAAGAAGCAGCCGAAGCATTCGGTCAGTTTCTTGATGCATTAAAATGCGATTGGAGAAACGATCCTAATTCAATGGAAACACCTCGTCGCGTTGCAAAAGCGTATGTGAATGATTTATGGAAAGGTAGATATACCCCATTTACTGAAATTACTTCGTTCCCTTCAGATAATTACCAGGGAATCGTATTAGAAAAAGACATTCCTTTAATTAGTCAATGTTCTCATCACCACCAAACAATTATGGGAGTAGTTCACATTGCTTACATCCCCGGCCCTGAAGGTAATGTGGTAGGTTTAAGTAAATTAAATCGTATTGTTGATCATTTTGGACGTAGAGGAGCTATTCAAGAACAACTTACTATGGCTATCCATAATGCTATTGATAAAATCTGTGAAGGGAATGTTGGGGTAATGGTTATGATTAAAGCAACACACAATTGCGTCTCGTGTCGTGGTGTAAAACACCAGGGTGCTTCTATGATGACAAGTGAAGTAAGTGGAGTATTTGCTGATCATACTAAAACAGCCAAAATAGAAGTTTTAGAAATGATCAAAATGAATTAATTTTTATATCTATGTGTATATTTATAATCACATAGAATATAAAACATGGCTAGAAAAAAATCATCTGACAAAATTTGTATTACTTTTTTTAAAAAAATACAATCAAATGCTATTAAAAGAGGTTTAAATTTTAATTTGAGTATAGATTATTTATGGGATTTATTCTTAAAACAAAATAAAAAATGTGCTTTAACTGGGGTGGACATTAATATAGTAAATGCTACTATATCAAATAATTACCATTTAAACACAGCCTCTTTAGATAGAATTGATAATTCTAAAGGATATGAAGAAAACAATATTAGATGGGTTCATAAAACTATTAACCAACTAAAATCAGATATTAATGATAATGATTTAATATATTTATGCCATTTAGTTGTTCAATCTAACCCAACATTTATTAAAACTAATATAGATAAAATAAACACAGTTAAAAAAAGAATAACATCTGAGACTATCCAAAAAATGAAAAATGCTAACCCACATAAAAAGCCTATATTACAATATAATTTAAATGGCCTTTTTATTAAAGAATGGGATAGTATTAATGAAGCAAAAAATCATTTTAATTACAAATCCGAAATGGGTATAATATCAACATGTAAAGGAAGACAAAAATCTTCGGGTGGTTTTATTTGGAAATATAAAAAATAGTTATTATATTTAAGTACAATTTAATATTTATGAAAGACAACAATTACGTACCATTTGTAAGCGAAGTTGAAGAGTTTAATGCTTTAATGAATAAACCTAACAACTATGAACCCACAATACCTGACAGAAAAGAATGGGAGTTTGTATACAACTTTGTTTTGGAAGAACTTGAGGAATATAAACAGGCATGTGAAAAAGGAGATATCGTTGAGATTTTGGACGCGCTGTGTGACATTGCTTACGTATCCCTTGGGAATGGAGTTATGCTTCATGGTCTTAAGGATAAAATTTGGCCCGCATATTTGGAAGTACAGGCGTCCAATTTATCAAAGGCTTGCAGTACTGAAGCAGAAGCACAAGAAACTGTTAAAGTCCGCTCCCAAGAACAAGGTACAGATTGCCATTACGAGCGAGTTGGTGACAAGTATGTGGTATATCGTAGCTATGATAAGAAGGTGATGAAGTCAATTAATTATTTTAAACCCAATCTAAAAAAGTTTTTTTAAGTGTATCAATCAATTTATTACTCTTTCGACCCGGAAGATAAAGGCACTTGCTATTTAAGGGACGATAAGAGGGGATGGTTATCCTTCAAATATTATCCTACTGTCTATAAAAAAGATCCGGATGGAGAATTTAAAACATTATTTGGTGAACCTTGCTCTCCGGTAACTGGTAGATACGATTGGAAAGATCCATCGTTACTAGAAAAAGATATACAACGAGAATTAGCAGTACTAAGAGACTATTACTACAAAGAAGATTCTCCACCCTCATCTCATAATACAGTCTACCTTGATATTGAGATTGAAATGCTTGGAGCATTAACACCTCAATATATTAGAAGTGCCCCTGCTAAAATAACATCTATAGCTTTAATTGATGCTAACACTAAAGATCAATACTGCTACATTTTAGATGAAAATAAAACACTCAATCCAGCTACTGAAAATAATCGCCATATAATACCTTGTGAAGATGAGCAGACATTACTGTGTTCATTTCTAGAAAAATGGATTCAATTAGATCCTACTATTGTTGTAGGGTATAATAGTGATTTTTTTGATATACCTTATTTGTATTATCGAACTAAACAAGTATTAGGAGAAGAATTAGTATTATACCTATCTCCCATTAAAAAGATAAAAGAGTATATCTACAATTCATATTCGCCTATTACATTAGGGGGTATCAATAGTTTAGATTATATGATGTTGCTTAGAAAGTATATTACTAAAGAAGAACCATCGTATAAATTAGGAGACATCGGTTTAAAATATGCTAATTTAGGTAAGATAGAATATAATGGAACATTAGATACTTTATTCAAAGAAGATATTCATAAATTTATTGATTATAACCTTCGAGACGTTGAAATTATAGAAGCTTTAGAAAATAAACTTCAATTTATACAATTAACTATTCTTATTTGTCATTTGTGTCATGTACCTTATGAAAGTGTATATTACAACACAGTGTTAAATGAAGGTGCTATATTAACATATTTAAAACGTAAAAATATAATATCTCCTAATAAACCAACTACTGTAAATAGTTATATTAAAGAATTAATTATTGGAGATGAAGTTGTACAACAACGAGGAACACCAACAATTGAAGGGATCATTGTTAATATAAACAATGAAACAAAATCAGTATTTGTAGAAACTAAATCTGGTGTTGTCAAAGAAAGAAGTGTAAAAACTGTTAGAAAAAGCGAATCATATGCTGGGGGATATTTACTTGATCCCGTTCCTGGTTTATATTCTTATGTAACAGACTTAGACTATACCTCACTATATCCTTCTATTATTAAATCATTAAATTTAGGAGTAGAAACATTAGTAGGTAGAATTATAACTAAAAATAACTATGAGCAATATAATTCATTAGAAAAACTTAAAGAAAAAGATCCTGATGAACAATTAACTATTGAAAAGTTAGATAAAAATACTTATAAGCTTAAATCTGCTATTGTTAAAGTTAAAGATTTAATACACTTTATTGAAAAAAACAACTGGTCTATTTCAGCAAGCGGTGCATTTTTTAGAAATGATATTAAAAGTATATCGTGTGAAGTATTAGAAGATTGGTTTAAGCAGAGAGAACATTATCGTGCTTTGAAAAAAGCAGCTGGTAAAAATGAAGAATGGGATAATTATAAATTATACGATCTATATCAAATGGCCTTTAAGATTCTCCAAAACGCATTGTATGGTACTTACGCCATAAACGGGTGGAGATATACAGACGGGCATAAAATATGTTCTGCTGCTATTACGAACAGTGGACAACGATTAACTAAAGAAAGTATTATTTATGTAAACGATTTATTAGCCAAAATACTTGATTCTGATCGTAAAGAATATGTAATTGCTTCCGATACAGACTCTATGTATATTGAAATTAAAGATCTGTTAGATAAAAAGTATCCGGATTTAGTTGAAGAAAAAGATAAAATAGAAAAACTAATTTCAATATCTCAACAGTTACAATCTAAAGCAAACCAAAATCTAGACGATATCTCTAAAAGAGTATTTAATATAAACAAACAACATTTCTTTGAGCTTAAACAAGAAGTAATTGTGAAACGAGCTTACTGGTCAGGCAAAAGAAGATATGCGATGTGGGTTGTAAATAAAGAAGGAGTAACAGTAGACGAATTAGATATGAAAGGGTTAGATATTATGAAATCTAATTTCCCTCCATTCTTTAGAAATTTTGGTGAAGATTTAATTAAAAAAATATTGTTTGGTGCTGATAAACAAGATGTAGACGATTATGTGCTTGAGTTTAAAAATTCAATTTCATCCACAGATTGGAAAAAATTATTAAAACCTACAGGACTGAAGAAAATGAGAGAATACATTGCATCTGCTCCTTCAAATGGTGAAATATTTTCCAAATTAGCACTTAAATGCCCTATTAATACAAAAGCAGCTATTTTTACAAATGATATCTTAAAATATAAAAAATTAGATAAGAAATATCCTACTTTTCAAATGGGAGATAAAATATACCTTGCCTATTTAAAACCTAATCCGTATCATGTGGATGTTTTAGCATTAAATGGATATGAAGATGCTCCTGAAATATTAAGCATAATAGAAGAATACCTGGATAGAGATATAATTTTCGATTCAGTCTTAAAAAATAAAATAGAAACGATATACAATGATATAAAGTGGGGACAACCCGTATTTAACAAAAACGTCAATAAATTTTTTACATTCCAATGATAGCAAAATCTGATTTAACATCAATTATTTCAAAATATTACCTAGGAGGTCTAAACGAATCCGTAAAATGGACTATTCAAGATAATCATCTTACTATTAATTTTGCTTCTCCTACTCGCGAGATGATAGGCAAAGTAGAATACGATGATATTGAATTAGAAGATTCTATAATAGCCGTTAGTGATACTACTAAACTTAATAAATTAATATCTATATTAGGTCGCGATGTAAAACTTGATTACCAAAAACACAAAAATATCCCAACCAAACTGGTTATTTCCGATAACCAATTTAATGTAGACTATGCTTTAGCTGATTTAATGATAGTTCCTAAAGCAGGAGAAGTAACAGGAGAAATTCAATACGGGATTCAAGCTAATCTTGAACCCGAAACAATTCAAGCTTTAATTAAAGCTAAATCTGCACTACCAGAAAGCGATACTGTAGCAGTTAAATCGTGTGTAGGAATAGCAGAAGATGACCAAATACAATTTGAATTTGGTGGTAATATTGAATACGGAAATAAAACATCTTATTTTATTCCACACGCAACTTTTGAAGATTCAAGCAAAGTATTCAAAATGTACTATAATTCTGATCTATTAAAAAATATATTAGGTAATAATAAAGATGCTGATTATGGAAAGATCTGTATTACAATTGAAGGATTAATGAAACTAGAATTTTATAAAGAAAATTTAAAGAGTGTTTATTATCTCGTGGCAAGAGAAAAATAATTTCGTATATTTATAATATGAGCAACTTAAGGGCGCTTACCAAAAAATTAATGTTTAACCCGCTGATCTTCGGACAGCACAAAATTTAATGTGATATGAGTACACTATTTTTCGAGAGGAATACCTCACCATTTGATCTCTTATTTAGAGATTTCTTCAAGTCTGAACTAGACTTCCAACCGGCTGCAAGTGCCAAAATTACCCACCCTGTAGATATTTTTGAAACCAAACACGGACTTCACTTTGAAGTAGCGTGTACTGGTCTTTCTAAAGAAGATATTGAATTAAATATTGAAGGGGATATCCTTAAAATTTCTTATAATAAAGAAACTGGAGAATACGCTGAACGCAGTTATATCTATAAAGGTATAGCTAAACGTTCATTCAATTTAGGTTATAAAATTGCTTCTAAATTTGATCTATCTAAAGCAGAAGCAATAATGGAAAACGGATTGTTAGCAATTCGAATCCCATTTGCTGAAGAAGCTAAACCAAAAGTTCTAAAAATAAAATAATTACCCGCGCCCTTAAGTTGCAATTTTAAAAATAAAAAGTTATGAATAAAAGAAAAACAAAATCTGATTCCATCACTACTATTAGTGACCCCTTAATTGAACCTTTCTATATCAGCAAGGATCAATATTGTTATACTGTCTTTGAAAACGTAAGTTCATCTGGGGGTAGTAGTAAACAATACCAAAAATCAAAAGGTCACTATTCTAGTTTTGGAGCTTGTTTAGAAATTATTGCTCAATTGAAGGTAGAACAAAAAGAAAACTTTAATAGCATTAAAGAATATATTGCAGAATGGAAACAAATAAAACAAAAAATTAAAACTTTAATAGAACTATGAAACTAGAAGCACTTTACAATGCCGTTATTGTAAAACCCTATGAAGGAGAAGAAACCACTTACGGCAACATTATTGTTCCTGACCTAGGGAATGAAAAAAACAAATTAGGAAAAATTATAGCTGTTGGCCCCGGATACTACTCAGTTACAGGGGTTTGGATTGAAACCCTCCTTAAAGAAGGAGATATTGTAGTATTGCCTACTATGGGTTTTAGCAAATTAGAATATCAAGGTGAAGAATATTGGATTGGCCCTGAAAATCAAGTACTTAGTAAATTAATTGAAGAATAATATGAAAAATAAAATAATTGAATTTGGACCCGATGCTCGAAAAAAGATTTCGGATGGGGTAAATACGTTAGCAGACGCAGTAACTGCAACTTTAGGACCTAATGGCCGTAACGTACTTTATTCGGATGGACACTCTACTTTATCTACTAAAGATGGAGTAACAGTAGCAAAATCTATCTCATTAAAAGATCCTATTAAATCTTTAGGAGCAGAATTAGTTAAACAAGCTTCTATTAAAACAGCAGATGCTGCTGGGGATGGAACTACTACTGCTACTTTGTTAGCTCAAGAAATGGTTAATGCTGGATTGAAATATCTTAATAATGGGGCTAATGCTGTTGAGATTAAAAGAGGAATTGATATTGCTGTAAAAGAAGTTGTTGCTTCTTTACGTAAAGATATTGCTGAAGAAATTTCATCTGAAGATCAACTTAAGCAAGTTGCTACTATTTCTGCAAATAATGATTCTGAAGTAGGTGAATTAATTGCTACTGCAATGCAAAAAGTGGGTCGCGAAGGTGTTGTATTTATTGAGGAATCCAAAACAGGCGAAACATATCTTGAAACAGTAGAAGGTATGCAAATTGATAGAGGTTATAAATCTCCATATTTTGTTACAGATAATAGCAATATGTCTTGTATATTAAATGATGCTTTAGTTTTGATTGCTGATAAGAAATTTACACAAGTAAAAGAATTGCTACCCATTTTAGAAGCAGTATCAGCCCAAAATAAATCGTTACTAATTATTGCGGAAGATGTTGAAGGCGAAGCATTAGCAACACTTATTGTAAACAAAATGAGGGGTACAATTAAAGCTTGTGCTATTAAAGCTCCTGATTTTGGTGATCGAAGAAAATTAATTTTAGAAGATTTAGCAACTTTGACAGGAGGTCAAGTATTTAGTACCGACAAGGGAATGAAGCTAGACAAGTTCAGTTGGGACTGGTTTGGTGAAGCCCGAGTGGTAACAGTAACAAAAGAAGAAACAACAATAGTCGATGGCAAAGGTTCAGAAGAAAAAATTAATGGAAGAATCGAAGAACTACAACTTCAAATTGAAAAAGCCCAATCGCCCTATGAGCGCGAAAAGCTTCAAGAAAGGCTCGCGAAGCTGGTCGGAGGAGTAGCCGTTATTCACGTTGGTGGAAACACCGAAGCTGAATTAAAGGAGAAAAAAGATCGGGTAGATGATGCTCTCAATGCTACAAAAGCAGCTATTGAAGAAGGAATTGTACCTGGTGGGGGAGCAGCTTTACTTTACGCTAAAGAAGCTATTACTAAAACCCGAGAAGAACTAAATAGCGATGTTCATATCGGAAAAAGCATTGTTCATAAAGCATGTTTTGCCCCATTCATGAAAATTCTTAAAAATGCTGGCTACTCAGATAGCGAATGTTACGGGTTAATTAATCAGGCTAATCCCACTAGAACATGGGATGGATTCAATTTAAAAACAGAAGCTTTTGTTAATATGAAAGAAGCAGGCATTATTGATCCAGCCAAAGTAACTCGATGTGCTCTAGAAAATGCAGCCTCAATAGCCGGTACAATTTTATTAACTGAGGTAGCTATTGTAGAAGAACCAGAAGAAAAGAAAACTCCTAATAATGAATTTGGAGATCTAGGAGGAATGTATTAATTTTATCGTAATGATAAGAGAAACAAATATCCTAATAGCTGAGAGAGTTCCGCCGAGCGATAGATGGTCTTTAGTAGGTGACGAAAAAGTCTATCCGTCGCTCACGGATGTTCTAAATGCTTACTTTGAAATAGCAACTTTAAAACCAATAGCATATAGACTTGAACCTATGAATGGTAAATTATATGCTATTAAAAATTCAACAGAACCTGATCCCGAACCGAAAAAATATTCGATATACGGAGACTATACAATTTAAATGAAACTATTAGCTACACACCCTATTAAAAAAATGGATTTAGGTTTTCACGGAAATCTATTTGGAGGTAAACTATTATCTTGGGTAGATGCTGCTGTAGCTGCTTATGCTATGGAAGTATGCCACTCTAAAAATATGGTTACAATAGCTATTGATAAATGTATCTTTAAAAAATCAGCCAAAGAAGGTTCATTACTTAAAATATATAGTGAATTAAACAATATAGGAAATACATCAGCTACATTTAATGTTGAAGTTAGGTCATATAATGTGTTTAAAGAAGAAGAAGTCATTATATTAACTACATCTATGACCTTCGTTAGAATAGATGATGAAGGCGGACCTATACCAATTTCAGAACAAGTCAAACGAAAATTTAATGAATCTAGGACAACTGATAGAAGCAAACAATAATTACTATCAATTATACCGAACAATAAAAGAACCAAAAACATTACCTAGTGAAATGGTTAATGAATTAAAGGATCTTTGGTTATGCACCCATACGTTTAGAAAAGATGGTATGTTATATTTCTGTCGAGAAGTACAAACAATTGAATACGAATTAATAAAATAAATAAAATGAATAAACAACCACAACAACAACTTAATATTGACATTAAAACTACAACCCCCATTAAATCACCTGAAGGTAATATGGTGTTTCAAGAGGGCGTTATTTTGCGAAAAGTATCCAAATTTATTGCGGGTACTGCTGAAGATGGTGTTATCCCCGTACCTGTATTTTTTGATGTTAAAAACGGTAAAGTACTAATTGAGTTATTGCCTAAGGAACTTAGAGAAGAATTCCAAGAGTTATATGACAAAGAAGACGCAACAAAATAAGTCATTTACTATATTTGATTGGTTGAAGGAGATTACATATACTAAATCTCCTTCCTCTAAATTCAGTAATGAGGAATGGGAATCATTTAATCCATATATGATATCTCGTTTTTTGAGTATGTCAAAAGATTATATTGAACTAGTAAATTATGTTCAAAATGTTCCATATACTGAAAAGGAAAAGTATTATAAAATATATTGTGAATTAATTCCTAAAAAAAAATTCTTTCAAAAATATATTA